CGCCATACGGGCACCAGTCGCCCCACGCAATAACGCCGAACGAAATGGACTGGTGCCCGGCACGCTTTGCTCCGAGGAGGATTTGGAGGACTTCAAATGAGAAAGCGAATCCACCTGACGCTCGCCAGCGGCGGCCCGGTGATCGTCACAACTTCGGCGATAATTTTTCTCGAACGAAGTGGGCAAACGTCCGCCACGCGCATCGCGCTCGTTGATGGCTCGGTCATCACCGTGCGCGAGAGCATGGAGCAAATCGACTTGGACTTGGAGCTAGTAGAGGAGACAGCGACCAATGGATGAGTGGCTCATTTTTTTGATCTTCGCCGTGCCGGTGCTCGGCTTGGTATTCGGCATGCTCTCCGGCTTGCGCGCGGGGCGATACCGATGAGCGCGCTCCGCAAGTTCGTCGAAGGCATTGCGGCCATGAGCAAGGCGTCGGATCGGGGGCTCGTCGAGGAGGACGTGCGCGCGCCCGATCACCGCAAATATTTTTTCGCCTTTCATGAGCGCGTCATCGAGGAGGCGCGCAAGGCGCTCGCCGCGAGCGCGGAGGAGGAGGAGCGGGCCGCATGATCACGCGCAGGGGTTTGTTGGCGGCGCCAGCGGTGGTCGCGGCGTGCTCATTGATGCCGGTGCGGAGCCTCGACTGGCTTCGCACTTATCGCGTCTCGCCGGGCCAGCATCATGTCAGCATGGAATGGTCGGCCGGGCGCTTGACGTGCTTCATTGACGGCACGATGCGCGGCGTCAGCGCGGCGCGCGACGGCTTGCTGTTCAAGTGCGGGGGTGGGTCGCTCGACCTTAGCCTCGGCGACGCCGTCAAGTTCGATGGCACCGCATCGTTGTGGCTCGCGCTTTCCGGCACGCATGTATCGCAGATCGACTTCGGCGGCTATTTGCGCAAGCAGACTTAGACGGGCGGATGATAAAAGTCACCATGAAGGACGGCCATGCGCGCTGGGTCAATGTCGACCATATCATTTCGTTCGGCGGCGTGCCGGTTACGATCTTCACTTCTGCAGGCACCATTTTGACGGTACGCGATACGGCCGAGGAACTGATCGACAAGATCGAGGCCGCGAGCGAAAGCAAAGGTCGGCCGCCATGGGGATGATGACGGTGCAAAGGTTGGGGAGGTTTAATTTGAGCAAGCGAAGGAGAACAGCATGTCAGCAGGCGAGGAGATCACCGCGCACAAAAAGCTGGAATGTGCCCGGCGCGAGCTAAAGCTGCGGCGCAAGCATTACCCAAAGTGGGTCAGCATGGGCACCATGCGACAAGAGCAAGCCGACCGCGAGCTAAGGCTCATGGAGGCCATTGTCCACGACTACGAGGTTCAAGCGAAGGAGTGCCTACCGTTATGACGGTGCGCGAGTTTCAATTGTCGCTGATCTTCGCGCTCTCGCTCGGCGCGCTCGCGATCTATTTCGGCTGGTGATGAGCCGGGCGCTCCTCGCGCGTGAGCGAATCCTGTTGGCACTAGAAGCGTGGGGACCGGGCGTTCTCTATGAGCACGCCAGCCTTGTGCGCTGGCTCCGGCGCCGCGATCCGCAAGCGGTGCGGCATATCAAGGAAGCGCTGATCGGAGCCGGGCTCTCGCGGCCCGAGGCCGACGCATTGCTCGACGGCGGCAAGGCGCACGGCGCGCATTGCGCGTGCTGGCGCTGCGTCTTGCGCTTGCAAGCGTGGCTCCTCCGTTCGGCCGCCCGGCGCATGCAAGCGGAGAAGCGCTACGGCTTGCTGATATGCGAAATGTGCGACGGGCTCGGCTATAGCTATGACGGGCCGATCCATGATCGCCGCTCGAAAATTACCGGCATATGCACCGACTGTTTCGGGAGCGGTTGCCACAGCGTCGAGTTGCGGGGCGACGCGGCGGCGGCGCATTTGCGTAAGGGCGGCTGACATGGCAAGCTTCGCCGTGGGAGAGCACAGCGCTTTGAGGAATGTTAAGAGGTCGATCTTACGGGGTCCCCTCCTTCTGGAGCCTTGGAGCGCTGCCGAAGTGCCGCTAGCAAACCCCGCCAGCACGTCACCCGGCATGTTGGCCTGCCACCAGCGCTTCTGCTCTCCCGCCTTCTCCTCGGAGCACCGCTCATGAGCACGGCCACTGAATTGCGGCCTTGGCCCGCCGACAAGGTCGAGCGGCGCCCGCTCGAAAGCCTCACGCCCTACGACAAGAACCCGCGCGCGCACAGCGAGGAGCAAGTCGGCAAGATCGCCGAGAGCATTGCGCGCTACGGCTTTGCCTCGCCGCTCCTCGCCGACGAGCTAGGCGTGCTGATCTATGGGCACGGCCGATTCCTCGCCGCGCAGCGCCTCGGGCTCAAGTCGGTTCCGGTGTGTATTGCCGAGGGTTGGTCGGAGGAGGAGAAGTCCAGCTACCGCATTATCGACAACCAGTATGCGTTGATGAGCGACTGGGACATTCCGATGTTGAGCGCCGAGCTCGGCAAGCTGGCGCTGGCCGAGTTCGACATGATGGCGCTCGGCTTCACCGAGCAAGCGCTCGCCGCCTTCGTTGCTGGGCACAGCCAAGACCCGGCCGAGCCGGTGACGCCCGAGCAAGCGCGCAAGAAGCTGGCGGAGAGTTTCGGCGGCGTGCCCTTCTCGGTGTTCAATGCGCGCGACGGCTGGTGGCAAGATCGCAAGCGCGCATGGCTCGCGCTCGGCATTCAGAGCGAGCTAGGGCGCGGCGAAAACCTCTTGAAGTTTTCCGATAGCGTGAGGCTCGACGGCGAAGCCTACAACGAGCGGTTCAAGCGCCATGCCAAAAGGACTAAAGACAAAACACAAAACGCTCGGCCCGCGTAAGAAGGGCGCGACGTTTTTCAACGTCGAGCCGAAGAAGGGCAAGAAGCGGAGCCGCCAAGCGAACGCCAAGCCAGCGGGCGGCGGCGGCGGAATCTGGCAGCAGAAGAACGAAGAGATGGCGCGCAATCGAGCGCGGCTACAGCAAAGCGCATCACTTAACGGTGGGCTCGCGCTCGGCACGACAATCCACCCGTATGACGGAAGCGACCCGCAAACCACAGCGAGCGCCTCGGGCACGTCGATCTTTGATCCAGTGCTGTGTGAACTTATGTGCCGCTGGTTTAGTCCGCCCGGCGGGCTGGTCCTCGATCCCTTCGCTGGCGGCTCCGTGCGCGGCATTGTCGCGAGCAAGCTTGGTCGCCGCTATCTCGGTGTCGATCTCCGCGAGGAGCAATGTGAAGCTAACCGGCGCCAAGCGCGGGTAATCTGCGGCGAGGAGAAGCATCAGCCCGAGTGGATAAGCGGCGACAGCCTTCATCTAAAGGCCCTTACGAAGAATGCCCGCGCCGACTTCGTGTTCTCATGCCCGCCCTATGCGGATCTTGAAGTCTACAGCGACGACCCGCGCGATATCAGCACCATGGAGTATCCGCGGTTTCGCGAAGTGCTCGGGCAAATCATTGCCAACGCTTGCGCGCAATTGCGCGACGATCGTTTCGCATGCTTCGTGGTCGGCGATGCGCGCGACGCCGACGGCTTCTATTACGGGATACCGGAGCATACATGCGTCGCTTTCAAGGCGGCCGGGCTCAAGCTTTACAACGAGGCGATCCTCGTCACAGCCGCCGGGTCGTTGCCGTTCCGCGTGCGCAAGCAATTCGAGACTTCGCGCAAGCTGGGTAAGACGCATCAGAATGTCTTGATCTTCGCGAAGGGCGACCCGCGCAAGGCGGCGGATAATATCGGCCCGGTCGAAATGGGCACGGGCGAGCCGGAGCATCCGGCGATCCTCATGATGCAAGGAGGCGCGGTATGACGGAGGCGGTGCTCGGCGACCAGCTTGCCGAATGGCAGCGAGGCTTCACGCTCGAATGGCTCAAGGCGCTGGCGGCGCCGTTCAAGGAGCGGCACAAGTCGCTGGTGTTCGGCGCCTTCGGCTTGACCAAGGAGCGCGACATCGCGGAGGCGCTCGCGCAAGCGCGCGTGCTCTGGACCGGCGAGCCGCCGCGAGCGGTGGCGATCTTCATGGTGACGAAGCAAGCGAGCGAGCAACAGGACTTCGCGCAGCGGCCTTTCCATGTGCCGTCCATGACGGTTGTGGTGAAAGCCTTCGCGGCGCGCGATGCGGAGAGCGCCCACAAGGTGGCGTCGGCGCTGGTCAGCAAGGCGAAAGGCCACCCGGTGCTGTTCGAGATATTCGAGGAGGACGATATCGCCAAGGCGGCGGTGCTGGCCTCGGGCTTGCGCTATGCGGGCACAAAGATATCGGCGGGTTCGGAGATCAAGGGGCTCTACACCCATGGCTTCAAGGCGCCGCTGCTCGCCGAGCAAGCGCCGGAGGATACCGTGACGCTCGCGGTGCTCGACCGCGTTTTCCTAAGCGCGCAAGCGCTGGCGGAGATCAACGGCGAACTCGACGCTTATGGCGAGGAGGCGTTCGCGCAGCACTACAGCGACTACAACAAGCGCAAGTCGTGGACCTCCTTCGCTTTGCGCGGCTATAGCGACGAGCCCGGCGATATCGTCAAGCCAGCCGAAATGTCGAAGGCATGGAAAGAGGCGCACCCGGCCGCGCTCAAGGAGCGCCCACGCTGGACGCGCGCCTCGGCGCAATTCCCGAGCACGCTGTCAGCGCTCGGGCAACTCGGCGAACTCGAATTTGATCGTGTGCGTTTCATGCGGCTGCGTGCAAAGGACGGCGAGCTATCGCGGCACGCGGATATTACCGACCGCGAGGCGGGCACCGCGAACGGCTTCGTCTCGCGCTTGCATGTGCCGATACGCACCAGCCCGGCGGTGACGTTCTATGGCTGGGGAGCGCGCGGCAATAAGCTCGAGCGGAATCTCCCGCAAGGCGCGCTGTGCTATCTCGACCAGCGCAAGCCGCATGCAGTGCGCAACACCGATCCGACTGTGGACCGCGTGCACCTGGTGATCGACTGTTTCGCCAACGAAAGGGTGCGTGATCTTATTCGGGCGGCGGCATGAAGGCGCCCGCCGCTCCGCTGATCGAGGAGCACGGGCGGCTCCGCGTGGTGCGGGACGATCTCCTCGAAGGTGGCAGCAAAATGCGCTTCCTGCCGTTTCTCGTTCGCGGCGCGAGCGAGGTCGTATTCGGCGGGCCGTTCTGTGGCGGCGCGCCTTATGCGCTCTCGGTGATCGGCCGGGAGAGCGGCCAGCGCATCACGCTGTTCTATGCCAAGCGCTCGTGCTGGCATGCGCGCCAGATCGCGGCCAAGCGCAACGGCGCCAAGATCGTCGAGGTCACACCCGGCTACATGACCAATGTGCAGGCGAAGGCGCGCGCCTATGCGGCGAGCGCTGGCGCGCTGTTCTTGCCGCTCGGCTTCGATGTGCCGGAGGCGGAGGAGCCGTTCACCGAGGCCATGCGTGAGGTCCGCAAAGCCATCGGTGGCTCGCCGCCGGAGGTGTGGTGCGCGGCGGGCTCGGGTATGCTGGCGCGCTG